TTAATGGGTGCAGCCCTTATTCCTAATAAAAAGATATTTAGAAGTGGTGAAGAAGAAGATTATTACATCTTTTTCTCTGAAGAGACCGTAAGGAAGGCTTCTGAATTGTTTTTAATGAAGGGTAATCAGAATAATAGCACACTAGAACATAATATTGAGTTAGAAGGTATGTCTGTGGTTGAATCCTGGATTATAGAAGACGAAAAAAGAGATAAATCTAGAAAATATGACTTTGATTTACCTATAGGAACCTGGATGGTATCTATGAAGGTTAATAATGATGAAATATGGAATCAAGTAAAGGCCGGAGAGATAAAAGGATTTTCTATTGAAGGTTATTTTGCTGATAAAATGGATGGACCTAAAGAATCTATATCAGAGTCTTTCTGTTCAGAGTGTTTAGATGAGTTAAATGCCGAATATGACTTACTAGAGGCAATTGAATTACTATCTGAAGACGTAGAGTTAGAATCTTATGGTGGATACCCAGAATCTGCATCTAATAATGCTAAATTAGGTATAAAAAGGAATAAAGAATTAGGTAATAAGTGTGCAACTTTAGTGGGGAAAACTAGAGCCAGACAATTAGAGAGAAAAGAGAAATTTACATTACCAACTCTTAAACGCATATACTCTTACTTAAGTAGAGCTGCTGAATATTATAACCCTAGTAAGCCTGAGGCTTGTGGTACAATAAGTTATTTGTTGTGGGGAGGTAAAAGTATGCTTAATTGGACAAAATCTAAACTAAAAGGTTTAGAAGAGTTAGAGGATGTAAATCCTTGTCAAGAAGGATATGAAATGGTAGGGTTTAAGAATAAGAACGGCAGAAAAGTGCCTAATTGCGTACCTAAACAATGAGAGATAGAATGAAAGAAACACCAAGTTACTCTTCACCTAAAGGTAGTAGAAGAGGATGTCTCTGCAAGGATGGTAGAACGTATTCTAGTAAATGTTGTAATGGTTCTTTAAGAGCTCAAGGAGTAGGTGGTGTTACTAGATATTTGTTTCACTTATATACTGAAGATGGAAATATATTAATGCAAGAAAACACACATAAATTATATCAATAATGGCAGATAAAAAGATAAGCGAGTTAACATCAACAACAGACTTAAATACAACAGATGTTTTTCCTATTGTGCAGAGTGGAACAACAAAGAAGATTCAATTTTCAGATATTCAAAAGGAGATTGTAAATTACTTAACTGCGACAAATATAACAGCACAGGCTTCGACACCAATTGATCTTGGTGACTCAGCATATGCAAGTTCTGAAATAATAAAGTTGTCTTGGACAGGTTCTAATGGGACTGCAGTTTTTACACTACCAGATGCAACCGCTACAAATAACCAACATAGAGTTATTAGGTTTATATCTGACACAACCTTTACTACAAATACTAGAGTACACTTAACTCCTTCCGGAAGTCAAACAATTGATGGCTCAGCATCTCATTATGAGATAAATAAAGAGTATGAGGGTATTCAGATATGGTCAGATGGAACAGAATGGTTTATTATCCAGAAGAAGGCTTAAAAATACAACAGTTACAATATTAATCAGTAATAATTATAAATACCAATTTTATGAAAGCAAGTGAAATCGTTTCAAAACTGAAAGATGTGCTTTTATCTTCAACTGAAGAGGTAGAAACTCAAGATGTTGCACAAGAAGAAGTGCAAGAAGAGGTACAGGAAGAGGTACAACTTGAGTCTAATACCGAAGAAGTTAAAGAGGAAGTGCAATTAGAAGAGGCTTCTGAAGGAGAGGCTTCTGAAGAGGTTGAGGCTCAAGAAGCTGAGATGTCTTATGCAACCAAAGAAGAACTAGCAGAAGTTAGGGCTATGGTTGAAAAAATGATGGGTCAATTAGAGGCTAAAGAAGAATCTAAAGAAGAAGTTCCTCAAGAACTTTCTGCTGATGAGCAACCTTTAACTCATAGCCCAGAAAATACAACAGATAGTAAAAATTTGCATTTATATGCTCAAAACAGACCGCAAACCACTCTAGATAGAGTATTAGCAAGATTAAATAAGTAATAATATATTAAACAAAGAAAATGGCAACTACTACATCAATTACTACTACTTACGCAGGAGAGTTTGCAGGTGAATATATCGCTGCTGCTCTACTTGAAGGTTCTACTATATCCAATGGTGGTATCACTGTAAAACCAAATGTAAAGTTAAAAGAAGTTATCAAAAAAGTGGCAACTGACGATATCGTTAAGGATGCAACTTGTGATTTTGATGCTACTTCAACTATTACACTAACTGAAAGAATCCTTGCTCCAGAAGAGCAGCAAGTTAACTTACAATTATGTAAGAAAGACTTTATCTCTGATTGGGAGGCTCTTTCTATGGGCTTTTCTGCTCACAGCAATATGCCTTCTAAATTCTCTGACTTCCTTATTGCTCACGTGGCAGCAAAAGTAGCTCAAAGAACAGAACAGTCTATCTGGGCAGGTGCTACTTCTAATAACGGACAATTTAATGGATTGACTACGCAAATAGCATTAGATGCAGGTTTACCTGCTGCACAAGAGATTGCTGCAGGAGCAGTAACATCTTCAAATGTTATTACTAAATTAGGTAGCATCGTTGATGCAATTCCTTCAAAACTTTATGGTAGCGAAGACCTGAATATTTATGTTTCTCAGAACATCGCAAGAGCTTATGTAAGAGCTTTAGGTGGATTTGGGGCTTCTGGACTAGGTGCTGCAGGTACAAACGCACAAGGGACTCAATGGTGGAATAACGGTTCACTTTCTTTTGACGGTGTTTCTTTATTTGTTGCTAACGGTCTTGCTGATAACACAGCAGTTGCTGCAGAAAAATCAAACTTATTCTTCGGTACAGGATTACTTTCTGACCATAATGAAGTAAAAGTTATTGATATGGCTGATCTTGATGGTTCTCAAAATGTGAGAGTTGTAATGAGATTTAGTGCAGGTGTGCAATATGGAATTGTTGAAGATATCGTAACATACGGTATTACCAACTCTGCTAACTAATAATTAATTAATCAACTTAAAAGGGTGGGTGAGCCTAGATGCCTACTCACCCTTTTTTAATAATAAAAAGATATGGCTTGTGATTTAACTAAAGGGCGTAAAGAACCTTGTAAAGACGTAGTTGGCGGTCTAAGAGCAGTATATTTCACTGATTTTGGTGATTTAGGTACTGTAACAAAGACTAATGATGAGATTACGGATTTATCAGGTACTTTTGTTGCTTTTAAATACGAATTAAAAGGTGCTAACAGCTTTGAACAAAGTATTACTGCTAGTACAGAAAATGGGACTGCTTTCTTTGAGCAAACTCTATCTCTTACCTTGAGAAAGTTAAGTAAAGAGGATCATAAAGAAATCAAGTTGTTGACATATGGAAGACCTCACATTGCAGTTGAAGATTATAACGGCAATGTATTTATTATGGGTCTAGAACACGGTGCTGAAGTAACAGGAGGAACTATTGCTACAGGTACATCTATGGGAGATTTAAGTGGTTACACACTTACATTTACTGCTATGGAGAGAGAACCGGCTAACTTTGTAGATGCACCAACTCTAGCTGACCCTTATGCAGGGATGGGTAGTGCAAGTGTAACAGTTACACCAGGTACAAACTCTTAAACCGAGTTTTATTTGATAATTAAAGGGTAGCTTAACGGTTACCCTTTTTTTTGTGAACAAAACTAAGGTAATTTAGTTATAATTATATGATAAGACTTTTACCAAGTACAGACTCTCAAACTTTAAGTATAATACCTAGGGCATACACTGCTGCTAGTGATTTAACCTTAAAGATTGTTGAAGACGGTACAAAAAAGAATGAGACACTGACTAGTTTAACTTCAACTGTAAATGGTAACTTTTTAGATATACCTTGTACGTTTAGTATTTTAGCTGAAGACACTTCTTATTCTATAGAAGTAAAACAAGGTTCTACATTACTTTATAGAGATAAAGTTTATGCAACTGCAAAAACAGATACAACAATATCGCATACACTTAATACTAGCGAATACAATAATTATGATGCTGATACGCAAGAGCAACAATATATGATAATATGAGTCGAAAAAACATTAAAGCTAATAGAAACATTCAAATACCTAAAAAGGTTGATCCTAGTATGAGGGTTGTAAATTTATCTGGATACGAAATACCTAAAGTAAAAGAGAACGCTAGAAAGGAATGGGTTGAATATGGAGATGACAATAATTACTTCTATGAGCTTATAGAAAGATATTTAGGTAGCCCAACAAACTCAAGGTGTATCAATGGTATTGTTGATATGATTTATGGTAGAGGATTAAACGCAACAGACTCTACAGAAAAGCCTGAGATGTTTGGTAAGATGCAGTCTTTACTAAGACCAAATGATATTAAAAGAGTGGTTAATGATTTAAAAATGCTAGGTCAGGCTACAATACAGGTTGTTTATAAGGCAGGTAAAAAACAGATAGCAGGCCTTCATCATTTCCCTACTGAAACATTAAGAGCAGAGAAAGCTAAAGATGGTAAAGTTAAAGGTTATTATTATCATCCAGATTGGGCCAATATAAAACCATCAGACAAACCTAAAAGGATACCTTCTTTTAGAAATGGAACTAGGTCTGAGAAGATTGAGATTTATTGCATTAAACCATATAGGGCAGGGTTCTATTATTATAGTCCTGTTGATTATCAGGGATGTTTACAGTATTGTTCTCTAGAAGAAGAGGTATCTAACTATCATATAAGTAATATTAAAAATGGTTTACAGCCTTCTCTATTATTGAATTTTAACAATGGTGTTCCTACAGATGAAATCCAGGAACTTATAGAGAGAAAGATATATGATAAATTCAGTGGGTCTTCAAATGCAGGTAGGTTTATTCTTGCATTCAACGAGAGCTCTGAAAGTCAAGCAGGTGTAGAGCCTATGCATTTACCGGATGCTCACGCCCAATATGATTTTTTAGCCAAGGAGAGTAGAGAAAAGATTATGATAGGTCACGGTGTTGTATCACCTATTTTATTAGGTATTAAAGATAATACAGGATTTGGTAATAACGCAGAAGAATTAAGAACAGCATCAATCCTTATGGATAATATTGTTATTAGGCCATTTCAAACATTATTAATAGATGCTTTTAAAGAGTTGTTATCGTTCAATGGAGTAATGCTTGACTTATACTTTACTACTTTACAACCTATAGAGTTTACTGAGTTAGATAATATATCTACTAAGATTAAAAGAGA